TGGTTCTGGTTCAATGAGTGGTTCTGGTTCAATGAGTGGTTCTGGTTCAATGAGTGGTTCTGGTTCAATGAGTGGTTCTGGTTCAATGAGTGGTTCTGGTTCAATGAGTGGTTCTGGTTCGACAACTGGTTCGACAACTGGTTCGACAACTGGTTCGACAACTGGTTCGACAACTGGTTCAACTACTCGCTCAATGATTGGTTCAACTACTGGTTCGACGACTGGTTTTGTTGTGAAATTACTTACAACTGTTTGTGAAATGTTTGAGAACATATTGAAATTCGATTTTCTTCTACCACCTTTTAAAAACATTTTATATCCTAATATATAAAATGTTTATATATATTTTTTTATATTTTTTAATAATTATTTGCTAAATATTCTATAAACCAAATTTTTCTATAAATTCATCAGGAGTCATTATTGGAATATTATGTTCTACCGCATATTTTGTTTTGTTTGAAACATCTGTTTTTGATTTCACTATCAAATAATCCGTATTCTTACCTATATTATCATCTAAAACTCCTCCTATTCGTTTCAACGCGTCTATAATTTTGGCATCACGCACTTTTGTCATAACAACATGTTTTCCGTATAATGGATTCGATGTATCTTTTGGTATAGTTTCCTCAAAAGTATTCTCTATCGGTGCGATTGGCATATTCAATTTATATTCTAAACCACATTCTTTCAAAAATATCATAAATTTCGGAATATTTTCAACAAAACTAGTAGCATTCTCTTTACCTATGCCACTAATACTTTTCAACATTTCTACTTTTTGTTCGTTGGTTTCGCCACTTGTAAGAATATTTGGATATTTTTCCAAAATTGGCTTTATTTTACGTTCTCCTATTCCACGTCCTAATAGGTTCGATGCTGCCATTATTTTTAACAATGACGCATTTTCCAATTTGGTTTTGATACCATCAAATATTTTATTTATCATTTTCGATTTGAAACCTTCTACTTTCTCATAATCCGTTTTGTTCATATGTATTATTTTTGGAACTGTATCAAATCCAGCTTTCATTAAACGATTGACATTTCCACTGGATAATCCATCTACTTCAATTCCTGTGAAAAATGCGGTTATATTCTTTTCTCGTACTGTAATGTCTTCATCCGCGGAATCCAAAATAATATCAACATGTGTATCTGTCCAATGATAAGGTTCGGTAGGCATTTTTGCTTTTTCTGCTGGTGTTGTAACTGATTTTATATGTGGAATAACATCCCCACTCCTTATAATTTGTATAAGAGCACCAATACCGATTTTGTTTGTTTCTATATAATTACCATTGAATCCGGTAGCATACTCGATTTTTACTCCTCCTAATTGAATTGGTTCTATTCTAACACGTGGTTTCAAATATCCTGCCTTGGATGGTGTCCATATAACATCTACTACTTTTGCTTCTGCTATTTGATCCGATATAACCATTTTAAACGCAAACGCGTAGTCTGGATTACCTTCTTTACGGACATGAATATTATTATCACAAACAATGATTCCGTCAATTTCGTATTCGTAGTTTTTACGCCAATCCATGAGAACCTCAGATAGTGATTCATTGGTTATATTCGTTTCTAATTTATTACGAACTACTTCATGCCCAGTTTCTAATAATTTCGACATTTGTTCGCTTGGATTCATAAGTGGTTTTATTACTTCATATGTTACAAAATGTAGATCTTTGGCTTTTCCGTCAACCGTTTTACTATTGATTATTCCAGAAACTAGATTTCGTGGATTAGCGAAACTCGATTTATATTTTTCATCGAAGATTTTTTTTGGTATGATAAATTCACCTCTAACTACGAGACCTTTTTCTTTTGGTAAATTCAATACTTTCAATAGGTGTGAAATATCTTGACCAACTGTTCCATCTCCTCTTGTATATAATTTTGGCGTATCACCTTCGGTTGTATACATTCCACTTACGCCATCTAATTTACATGATATCAAATAGGATCCTGAGTATTTTTGTTTCCAACTAGAGAGTGCGTTTGTATCTGGTTTGATTTTATCCATCGATGGCATATTATATGGTAATGTAACTTTGTTCTTTTTTGCTAAAATAGGTGCTCCGATTTGTGTCAATGCCTCATTTTTTGGATATTTCGTTTGGATGTATTCTTTTATTATATCGTATTCATTATCAGACATTAATGGAGTTGTTGTATTATAATAATAATAATTGGAATTTAATAGCATTTCTGATAACTCTTTTTCGGTGAGTTTTTCTAATACTGAAATTCCATTGTTTCTGAAATCTTCTATGTTTTTCTTTGGTTCTGGTTTTGGTTCTGGTTTTGGTTCTGGTTTCGGTTTTTGTTCAACTACAACTGGTTCTCGCTTTAATTCTTGTACAGGTTTTGGTTCCGGTTCTGGTTCTGGAACTGGAACAGGCTTTTGAATAGGTATAACTGGTATAATTACATCTTCTAATTTTACACTATCGCGTATTATTAGTCTTTTTTTTGGTTTTTCCTTGGTTTCTATTGGTTTTGGTTCCTTTGGTTCCTTTGGTATTTTTTTGGTTTTTACTTCTTTTGGTTCCTCTTTTAATATTGGAACTGGTTCTGTACTTACAACAGAACGTCCATCAATTCGTTCTACCGGGGTTTTATATACTAATTTCAAATAATCAAAAATATCCTTTTCATTTTTAAAACTAAAATCTACCTTTTCCTCTTTTTCTTTACCGACTTGTTTTTTGTACAATCCATGTTCATTTAATGATGTTCCCATTGTCAAAGCATGTCCGCGCATAACTGTATTGAATGCTTTACTACCTGTAAAATACAAAACAGCAAATGGATATTCCTCTGGTGATGTATACATAAAATCTACTCGACGTGCGAATTGTTTATTCGGTAATTTAGTTATTACCAAACATTTCGTTTTGCCATAAGATAGCACCTCCAAAATAATTTTTGTTTCTTTTAATTTTTCAATGAATTTCGAGAACATTTCTGGATTTGGTGATGTGATTATCATGTCGATATCTCCGGATGTCACTGCGCCTCTTCGGTAACTTCCTACAATTTCATAATTTGAACCTGGAGTTTTTGTTGAGTCGAATGCTTGTTTGAAAACCTCGTTGTATTCATCTATTTCACTGCGTGGAATACGTTCCAAAATATCTTCATAATATTTCAAACCAGCTTTTTGATTATCGTTTAATAATTCATCTTGACGTTCTCGTAGTTGGGCTATTGTAGTAATTCCTTTTTTGACTAATTCTTGGGCTTTTTTTGGTCCAATTCCGTATATTTCACTTAATAAATGTTCTGGATTTTCCTTTTCGCGTTCGAACAATGCCAAGGTTCCAGTTTCCATATATTCTTTTAATTTTTCCATAATTGTTGGTCCAATACCTGGTTTATTTCGAATTTGCTCCAAATCGTTAATATCAGTATCTATTTTCATTATCGTTTCTTGTGCTTTTGTATAAACTCTACTACGCATCATATCACCTTTCTTTGCCATTAATTTTGATAATTTTTCGAGAACTTCTATTATTGTTTCATTTAATCTAGGCATTGGTTTTGGTGGTGATTTTATTATAATGGGTGAAATAGTTTTTATTTCATTTGGTTGAACAATATTTTGGGGTATAATTACTGGTGTATCTCTTATTATTAATTTCGGTGGTTTGGGTTCCTTTGGTTCTCGTACTTTCTTGGTTTTTGGTGGTTTTGGTTCTTTCGGTGGTTTGGGTTCCTTTGGTTCTCGTACTTTCCTGGTTTTTGGTGGTTTTGGCTCTTTCGGTGGTTTGTGTTCCTTGGGTTCTCGTACTTTCTTGGTTTTTGGTGGTTTGGGTTCTTTCGGTGGTTTGGGTTCTTTCGGTGGTTTGGGTTCTTTCGGTGGTTTGGGTTCCTTAGGTTCTCGTACTTTCCTGGTTTTTGGCGATTTTTTCTTCTTGAGTTCTTTGATTTCTTTCTTTGCTTTTTCTAAACTGCTTATTTCAGCAGAGTTAGTTTTTACTGTTGTTAGTGATGGTGTTTCTAGTATTTGTTCCATATATATAATATGTAACAAATAAAACGGGTTTATTTATGAATATTATGGCATTCGTTATTTCGCCGCTCTAAAATCCGGGTTCGTCTGTAAATACTTGTGTTGCGGATGGATTTAATACTTTTGACTCTGTAACCACATTAAAAAAATCATGTATTGTACCATCTAATTGGAAATATACAAACAAACTTATTATCGAACAAACAAATACCAAAAAAGCATCTCTTACTAATAGCTTCAATGGTTTCCATTCTTTTTGTATATATTTCATTTCAAGAAACTTGACTAAACAAAATAAAATTGTTATTAAAATCGAGATGCCAAATAATTTTTCCATAATATATAAAAATCCTTGTTTTTTATATATTTATTGAAACGCAATCATATTACTAAATAATTATCATCAATGACATTATAATAGTTTTTCAGCATTCTTTCTCAATACTTTTACATTTTCCCACATAATAAGAATATCTTGTTTTCTATCGTTTTCCTCGGTTTTTTTCAGTTTACATTCTAATTTTTCCTGTAATCTACCTAATGATTTTTTATAACTGACAATTTTATCATTCATCCCTCCTTGACTTTTTGCTAATGACATCCAACCCAATTTCTCATACATACTTTTGTACCAACTGTATAATCCAGGCATTGTTGATTGGAATCTACATTTTCTTGTTCCTGAACGTGATTTCATATTTTTACGCGTTTTTGACATTCTCATTATAAAATAATATCAGAAATTATTCTGATTCGATTCTAAATATTTTGTCATTGTTTCTTATCTTGTTATGATTCTAATTACAATTTTACAAATGTATTTTTGATGTATAACCATAGAATTACATATATTTTATTTTATTTAGTATATATATAATTCAAAAAAAAAAAAATGAATTGGGTTTATTCTGTCTTTGTTGCTGTTCTTTTCTTTTTATTGACCCCTGGCATTCTACTATCTTTACCTCCAAAAAGTAGTAAATACGTAGTCGCTTTTGTTCATGCCATTGTATTCGCAGTTGTATTACACTTTAGTGGAAGTTTCATTTCAAGTTGTGCTTCAGTTATATCTGTGAAAGAAGGAGTTCAAGGACAACCTCAGCAATCCGCCTATGCTCTACGAGGTCAATCTCCAGGACCTCGAGCCCAAGCCGCCCAAGCCCAAGCCCAAGCTCAACAAGCTCAAGCCGCCAATCGCTAGGACATCATTAAGCAGATACCGTATCTCCAATTCTGAAATAACTGACTACTTTTTATCTCCAATACACCAATAATATGGTATTTTTAGATAATAACTATATCTCATTCTAAATATTTTTCATAAAATATTTAGAAAAATCGAATGAGACTCGATTGATTTATATCAATTCCTCTACATCACCTAATGTAAAATCGCTCAATGAACTTGAACTATTCGGTTGGTCCAATACATCAAATCCACTCAAATCGATTTGGTCGCCATGTATTTTTATACGGTCATCATTATCACTATCCGATTCTTCGTCTAATTTACGTTGATAATATCGTTCTGTACTTATTTCTTCTAATCTTTCAAATGTTTTTGGTGCTTCGATGGTTTTTACTACATTGGAATCATCCAAAATAGAATCGATATCATTAAAAGATAGTCTAGTAATTACATCTTCGTTATCGATGTTTTTGACGGATGGAACTACCGATGGAATATCTTCTTCCTTTGTTATGTTTTCAGATTTTGCCTGTTCTTCCATATCATCATTGTTCGAATCACCACTGATAGGTTCTTCAATGTTCTCAATAATAACCTCTTCTTCTTGTTCAGTGCTTTCATCCATATAAGCCCTTATGATTGCCTCTGTTGGAATACTTTCGCGAATGGCTGTTAAAATCCCCTCTTGAACTATTTGTTCAAGTTCTCGATTATTCTTTTGATATTGTAATGGTGAAATACTTTTTTCAAACAAATATACATTTTTATATACGGAACGTGCTACATTGATATATACTTTATGAATAAATACATCTAATTTAGGTATGGATATATCGATTTTTTTCTGTTTATTACCTACACGAATACATGTCAAAACCTTTAATTGGATGATATGAACACATGTAATCAAATCTTCTAAATAATTACAACCACTACGTTCTACTATACGTTTACGCTCTTCTTCTACAATTACATTATTCCATTTTGGAATTCGTGAAAGTAAATTTTGGAATGTCATCAAATATTTATTGGCTTCGTCATTTTCCACACAAATCTTCCATGATTCGTTAAATATAGAACGTACTCCTTCGACTACTAATGGTGTAAAAATACTCACTAATCGAGAACACCATTCATTACGGGATTCATTTAAATTGGAAATTACAAAATCGTCCATTTATTATTATATTTTCGAAATATTTTTTAAGTCATTATTTGAACGTAAATATATAAAATCGAAAATATACAACAATAACAATTTCTCACAACGGAATTCGGATTTTATTTTATCAAAACACATACATATTACCGATTTATTTAATGGCTCTATTGATGTTGTGTTCTCAATCCAATGAATCAAGTCGAGACATGATGCCCCTTTTTCGTAAAAATCATTTGCTAATTTTGTAAAATCCTCGTGTGTTACTATGCTTTTTCGGTGGTCAATATCGTTCATTTTTTCTTCGACCCATTTATCTATGTTCTCATTATCGAATGAATAATTCTTTGAAATGGAATATTGATGGAGATTCGTAATTTTGTTTTCAACAGAATTAGTCGGTATATATTCTGGAACATAGATTTCGCAAAATCTCGATAGAATTGGATTCAATAATTTCTGTTTGTTCTCGACTATTATGAAAAAACGGGTATTAAAACTGAATAATTCGATACAACGTCTTAATGCTGACTGTGCATCGATTGTTAAAAAATCCGCATTTAGTAATACGATGGTTTTGAAAATCATACCATTGTTCGATTGTATATTGGTTTTTGCGAAAAATTTCAATTCTTCTCGTATGAATTTGATTCCTTTTCCATGAGCACAATTAACAAACATCACATTGGATTTTAACTTTGGCTTATCATTTTGATATATTTTATTCAAAAATCTATCTACTATTGTTCTCTTACCACTACCGGAAGAACCATGGAATATTATATGTGGTATTTTATTGGATATCAAATAATAATCTAGTTTTTGGTAAATTTTTTGATGGATCGGTAAATCATTGGCTGTTTCAAATGAATTTTCCATTGAGTATCGAGAACCTGGGTTTTATAATATATATATTAAAATCACGTATTTTTATATATATTTTTTATTGATTTCTTTTATTGATTCTTTTATTGAGCCGATTTGATTTACTATACCAAGAATATAATAAAATGATGTCCTAATGATGCTATAAAATGGAGAACAATATGATATAAATTCCCTATTTCTTTTTCTGGATGATAACAAAAACTTCGAGTATAATATCCATATATATAAAGAAATATACAAATGAAAAAAGTAGATATTATCAATGACATTTCTAGTATTTTTTCTATATTCAGTTTTGTGTACAGCATATATGCTCCGTATAATATAATTGCTCCTACTGCTAATTTATCAATCAAGTTTGTATAAATAGTATCATTAGAATGTACTATAAGTGATGTTAGTGTGAGTATAAAAAACAGCAATGAATATACGTAATATTTTTTATAAAATGCTGCTATACTATTGGTAATAAAAAACATCGATGAAAAAAGTAAAATATTATTTTTTGTAAAGTTCTCGATTTCCATTTATATATTATAATATATTTTTTGATTGATTATGAAAACTCGTATTTTTTTACAATATTCAATTGTTTCGTAAAAGCATATCGTTCATGATACATAGTTCTGCGTCGCAAATTACAATTCAGACAGGCAATTACTACGTTTTTTTTATTATGGCCGAATTTGTTATCTAATCTATCGAGTGACCACTGCGTAGGTTCTCTTACATATTCATACAAAAGAAGTGATTGTTTTTTACAATAATAACAACAACATTTGGATTCTATTAATAAATCGAGAACATAGTCTTTATCTATGAAATGGTTCTCCAAATACTTGTTTTTCGTAATATCTTGTGTTTTATAACCATATATTTTTTGATTAATTTGTTGAGATATTATCTTACAGGCTGAATAATCCACGATTTCGTTTGTTTTCAATTGATTGAGATAACGTAATTGGTTCTCCAATGATAATTCGGTTTCTGAGAACGTCCATGTACTTGTCATTGTAACCACTCGTTTCTGACGTTCTTTTGACGTGTTTGTTTCTTGGTTGTCGATGTCGTCTATACTAATATCATCGTCATTATGTTTTTGTTGTTTTTTTTTCGGCTTTTCTACTGGCAATTCTATTTTTTTGGTTGTTTTTTCCATTCTAGTATTTATATATAGTTGGGTTTAGATAATTTTACTAAATATATGTGTTTACATTGAAATACGTAGTTTTACGTGGGATTGTTGTTTTTTCCTTTAGAAATTACATAGTTTTACTCTTCGAAAATTAGAAAAGTGAAAAATAAAACGGGGTCAATTTTTTTTTTTGGACATTTTTAAAATGTCCAATTTTAAAAAGTTGAAAATAGTTTTTTCAAAGGGTCCATGAAAATATGTTTTGTTACTGAAATGCTTTGGAATGTGAAAATCCGTGAAAAACATGGCTGCATAAGTTTTTTAGATAATTTTCCGCAAAACTACTGAATGGCATTTTTTCGGTTTCCTAAAACGGCATTTTTTGGAAACAAAATAAAATGCCGAAAATGACTTGGAATATTTTTGTTACTATATATGCTTTGTAATAATAATTTTATAACAATATTTATCAAAGCATAATTAAAATGATTACATTTGGAAACATTTTGGAAACAAAATAAAATGCCAAACGATAATGAAAGTCAATTTTGTTTCTTTACAAACAAAATAATAAATATTCATTATTGATTTGATTGATTTGATTGATTTGTATCATTAATTGGTATTTTATACAAAACTACGTAATTAAATAGTTTTACTTTTCGAAAATTAGAAAAATCGAAAAATAAAGTAGGGTCAATTTTTTTTTTTGGACATTTTACACCTTTTCTCATTTAAAACGCTCATTTTATATATAAAAAATAAGAAAAAAATTGAATAGTTATTTCATGTAATTTTTATCGTACACAAAGATAATACAACAAATGAATTTACTTTTATTACCAAAACATTTACAAGATTTGATAAGTGAGTTCAATGTAGAACATAGACCATTAATGCATGTAGTAATGGATGAATTAAACCGCTATTGGATTTTGCGTATTGAGAAAGATAAAGATTGCAATAATTGCTTGAATTATGCAGACGAACAATATTCAAAATATATATTATGGAGTAAATACAACTTTTGCGGAGAATGGTGTCGTCATGATTTTGAATATCATCTACGTAAAAGCTATAGAGACGATCAAAAACGCCAAACCTTGCGAAGATAAAAATAATGGGCATTTTAAATGAGAAAAGGTGTAAAAATGTCCAATTTTAAAAAGTTGAAAATAGTTTTTACAAAAGGTCTATGAGAATGTGTTTTGTTACTGAAATGCTTTGGAATGTGAAAATCCGTGGAAAACATGGCTGCATAAGTTTTTTAGATAATTTTCCGCAAAACTATCGAACGGCATTTTTCTGGTTTCCTAAAACGGCATTTTTTAGAAACAAAATAAAATGCCGAAAATACAAAAATACAAAATTGTTACGATGAATGATTTGATAATTTAAAAATAAATTAATAATTTTCAAAGCATAATAAAAATGATTATAAATGGAAACATTTTGGAAACAAAATAAAATGCCAAACGACAAACACAGCCAAATGTTGCTTATTTAATAATCTAAATATATGTATTTATATTTTCATTGAAGTCATTACTCATATTAGATACTTTCGTAAAATTATTTAATTACATAGTTTTACTATTAGAAAAATCGAAAAATAAAGTAGGGTCAATTTTTTTTTTTGGACATTTTTAAAATGTCCATTTTTGAAAAGTTGAAAATAGTTTTTACAAAAGGTGATTGAAAATGTGGGTTGTCACTGAAATGCTGCGAAATTCGAACGCCGGTAAAAAACATGGCTGCATAAGTTTTTCACATAATTTTCCGCAAAACTACTGAATGGCATTTTTTCGGTTTCCTAAAACGGCATTTTTTGGAAACAAAATAAAATGCCAAAAACACAAATATTCAAAAATATTACTATAATTGCTTTGTAATAGTATTTTTATAATAATATTTTTCAAAGCATAATAAAAATGATTACATTTGGAAACATTTTGGAAACAAAATAAAATGCCAACTTATAAATACAGTCATCTTTGAATTAATTAATGAATTATTTGAGTGAAATTGAATATAAATATTTATATAAAACTATATAATTAAATAGTTTTACTTTTAGAAAATTAGAAAAGTGAAAAATAAAGTAGGGTCAATTTTTTTTTTTGGACATTTTAAAAATGTCCAATTTTAAAAAGTTGAAAATAGTTTTTTCAAAATGTCCATGAAAATGTGTTTTGTTACTGAAATGCTGTTGAAAACATAAATCTGTGGAAAACATGGCTGCATAAGTTTTTACATATTTTTATGTAAAATAAACTTTAGGCATTTTTTTTGTTTCCATATAGTATAGAATAAAAAATGCCAAAAAAAGCCGAAATATTTCTATGTAATACTTGTGACTTTAATTGCTCTAAAAAAAGTAATTATACAGCACATCTTAAGACGCAAAAACATTTAAGAAACATTTGGAAACAAATGGAAACCGAAGAAAATGCCACACCAGATATCGAGCCAACTTTTACATGTACCCATTGTTATGTAGAGTATAAAACACGTTCTGGTTTATGGAAACATTCAAAAATTTGTAACGAACCAAACGACGAACCATCAACCGCAAATGAATCATCCGAATATTCTGTTAATATGGCATATATGGATCCAAGTCATATTTTGGAATTTATCAAACAAAATCAAGAATTCAAAAATATGATGATAGAGCAAAACAACAAAATTTTAGAACAGCAAAACAAAATAATGGAATTATCGAACCAAGTAAGTGTCGTAAATAATAACAATACAACAAACAACAACAATACAACGAATAATCAATTCAATTTGAATGTATTTCTTAATGAAACGTGTAAAGATGCTATGAATATAAAAGATTTTGTCGACAATCTACAAATACAGATGAAAGAATTGGAAAACGTGGGGAAAAATGGCTATGTGATTGGCATAACAGATATTATTTTGAATCGTTTGAATGAGATCGATATAACAAAAAGACCATTACATTGTACAGATTTGAAACGCGAAACAATGTATTTCAGAGATGATAATGAATGGAATAGAGATAATGAAGAGAAAACCAAACTCAAACAAGTTATCGGAAAAGTGGCTAGTAAAAATTACAGAAAAATACCTGAATGGCGGAAACAAAACCCAGAATGTAATATAATCGAGGATTCAAAATACGAATTTTGTATTCAATTGATGCGTAATTCAATAGGCGATTTGGACGAAAAACAAGACAAAATGAATGGTAAAATTGTCAAGAACATCGCGAAAAATGTATTTGTCAATAAAAATTCGTTAGATAAGAAATTTTGATACTTTTATGGATTTCTAATGAGTATTTGGTATAACTTTTTCATAGTGTTTCAATAAGTAAAATTGGAAAACAAAGTATAATTATATTTATGAAAAGGAAATAAACATAAAACTACTTAAAGTATAAAGACAAATACTATGTTTACTACTACTACTACTAATAATGATAGCGAAAAACCTCAACAAAAAACCGAAAACGAATCAGACACCATAAAAGACCAGGCAAAATATAAAAATATTATTAATTTGAATACGAACAATAGTGATGAAGTAAATTATAATATGATTGATAATTTACTCGAAAAAGAGAAACAACATAACAAATCAGAACCATGGAACAAACTAGATAGGACTGTGAAAATCCAAAAACTACACCAATTCGCAGAGAAATATGGCAAAGACCATGGAATGCCAGTAAAAGAGATAAAATCATTGAAAATGTTTTTCAATACATGTTTAGATAATAATAAATTACAAAAAGCGAAGGATGTAGTATTCGAGAAAGACTCGCGAGATATCAGTTCGATACCGGCGTTATTTTTTAATAATGTTACGCATAATTTCACACTGCGAATTGTAGATGCGAAAAGGGTTTCGACATTGAAGTCTTTGACACCGAAACGAATTACTGAACGCAATAAAGAGGATAATGGTGATGTTTAGGATTTTGGATATTTTTATTATTATATATAAATATATATAGTAATTTGATAACAATTTATAAATAACTAATTGCGCTTAGTTTGTTTGATTTTTCTTTTTATTTGTTTTTTACTTTTTTGTATTTTTAAGTTTTTGAAAATATTTTTTTTATAAGTTTTATGGTTTTTTTTTCTATTGTTACGTGTAT